AACCAGAAGTTTTATCATAAGTAAAATAAGGATAATAATTGTTTTGATCTATAGAAAAATTCTTTACCCAACTACCATTAAATAATCTTTCAATTTGTTTAATTTGTAAATAAGGTAATAACTCCAATGGTTCTTTTAAATAATTACAAACATCATTATAGTTTTTAACATTAGTTATTAAAAAATCTTCATCTAATTCAATTTTTAAAGATAAATCATTTTTAATTTCTCCTTGAGTTTTTAAATTATTACTTTTAAGATTTTCTAATAATAAATCTATTTCATCTTTCATATTATAAATATTTAGTTTTTAAATTTATACAATTACCGTGTTTTAACCAACCATTATATGCGATAATAGATTTTTTATTTTTGTTATATTTAATCATTTTAATAAAATTATTTTTAATTGTTTTCCTCAATAAAACATGCGTATGATAAAATTTATAACCAAGAAAATCTATACCTCTTTTATTTACAGGAAATATTTGATAATTTGGTTTAATATTAAGATTTAAATTAATAACTAAATAGTTAGTTATTTCTTTTCTTAAATTATGTAAATATTCTTTATTAGAGTGTAGTATAACTAAATCATCACAATATCTAAAATAATATTTAATTTTTAATTGTTCTTTAATATAATGATCAAAATAAGTTAAGTAAAAATTAGCAAAAAATTGACTTGTATAATTACCAATAGGTAATCCTTTAGTAGAATCTATGATTTCAAATAATAAATTTAATAATTCTATATCTTTAAATTTATTTTTGAGTAATTCTTTGAGTATGTAATTATCAATATTTGGATAAAATTTTTGAATATCTAATTTTAAACAATATTGAGTATGTTCAGTATCTTTTAAACTTTTAATTAAATTTTTTGATGCTTTATAAATTCCTCTATTCTTAATACAAGAATAGGTATTGGATGTAAAACAACTTACAAATATTGGTTCTAAAATATTTAAAATAGCATGATGTACAATACGATCTGGATAATAAGGTAATTTATAAATTATACGTTCCTTACCTTCAAATATTTTAAATACATGATATTTTGAATTTTTAAATTCATTATTTATAAGCTGTTTATTTAACTTTATTAAATTTTCTTTTTTATTTAAATCAAATTTAATTATATCTTTTTGTTTAATTTTACCTTTTCTTGCTTTATTTTCTGCTAATATTAAATTATCCAAAGAGCAAATCTTATTATATAAGTTACCTATTCTTTTCATACATTACTTTTTAATGATTTTTCCACAATTAAGGTACTAAAACATTTTTTTATAAAACTTGTTATTTTAGCTAGGGCTAAGGTTAATAATATGATGTTTAAGTAATATCTAATAGACTCGTTAGTATTGGAATTCCAATTGTTGTAGTTATCAATAACTCAACTAGAACTAACTAGAAAAATTAATATTATTAACCTGCGTAAGTATAAAAATCTAAATAAATATTATTAAAATTTTTAATTCCACTTAAACATAATTTTTCAGAATAATAATGATGTCCAAAAGACCCGTAAGTATAGGAAATCCAACCGCTGAAGTTACCAACAACCCAACCAGAACCAACCTTTTTAATATAAGGTATATACTTAATTTCGTCAGTATTATTCCAATCTAAAACATTTTCTTGATTGTATATTTTAACAATTTTAGGTATTAATACACATGCGTTTAAATATCTTTCAAAGGGTGTTATAGGATTAAGATATGGAAGTAATGCAGATCTTGTAGTATTAAGAAATCCACATAAAGATTCAACATCTGTTACTATCTCATCTATATTTAACATTTTAGTTGGTTCTATGTGTAAAGTTTTTAATTCAGTATTATTATTTAATTTTAAATCTTGTAAAAAAGCATCTATATTCATTTTAATGGAATTAATATTTTATTTTCTATATTATATACAAATAATTTTATTATAAAGGCATTAATTTAACGATTGGTGTTGTGCCTTTATCTAAAATTAAACCCAAACTAATAATAGGTTTATCACTAAATGATTTACCATAATCAAAAGCATAAGCATCTCTATCTGCTCCCCATCCTACTTGTAATCCAAAAATTGCATCTTTTTCAGATACAGACCATTGTACAAAAGTTTTAGAGTGGAAATGTCCCTGACAAGTTGAAATTCTAGATTTTTTAGCTACTGTAAAAGCATCACCTATACTACCATGTTTATATAAAACATTATGAAAAGTATGTTCTAGTTTAAATTCCCATGTTTTAGGAGCATCTAATACATCACCAAATCCTTTAATAAAATGTTTAGATAAACCAATAGTCTTAGCTTTACGTTGAATTAATAAATCATGATTACCAATTAAGCTAATAGCATTAGGAAAAGCTTTAAACCATTCTTCTAATTGAATTTTAGCAGCACTTAATTCAGCACCAACAGACATACCATCTACATCTTTTTCATGATAACTCCAAGCGTGACCATCAACTATATCTCCTGCAAATATTACAGTTCCACATTTATATTTATCCTGTTGTTCTAAACAATATTCTAAAACACCTGGTTTAATAAATGGAGCATGAAGATCAGGTAAGAAAAGTACATTATCTTTATTATAATAATCTTTAATAATTTTATTATGTTGTTTTTTAAACTTAATATTTTCTAAAGTTTGTGGTTTAACCATTTCAATACCTCTACTTTTTAAAACTTTTTTAACTAAATTTTTAGTAGATTCTCTAATTTTATATTCAATTCTAGCTTGTTCTAAAGCTATTTGAATATCTTTCGAGGATATTTTACCTGGATAATTTTTAGCTATTACTTTAGGACTACATTTTAAATATCCTTTACGTTCTAATAACCAATTATATACTAATTCTTGATTTTTACTTAATTCCATTTGTTTTTTATATGAATTATTATTATTTATATTTAAATATAAATCCGTTTGTTTGTTTTCTTTCACCCTTTAATACACTATGTATATGTGTTAATTTTCCATATTTTAAATTTATTTCAGCAATCGAATCCCATTCTTTTATAAATACATTATTTAAATCATATTGTAAAATTTTAACTATTTTACCAGAAATATATTTATCTATTTTCAACGGGTAATTATTATTTATTTTATATTTCCATAAAAATTTTCCTGCTTTATTAAATTTACCACTAACTGCTCTACTAATACAATTATTATTTAAATTTAAAACAATACTAGCTTCTATAATACTACTCCATTCTTTAACAAAATCACCATTTAAAGTATATTGTAATATACAAATTTTAGGCCTATTCATAGACATTTTTTCACAAGTTTCTTTAGTTCTTTTTAAACCTCTAGCTTTTAAATTTGGCTTATTTAAATGAGATTTACTCATTTTATTTTTAGCTTCTTGTGAAAATTTATAACCTATTTTAGATAGACTAATTTTTTTACATGTTTCTAAACTAACAGTTTGATAAATATCATTAATTTTAGGTAATTTTAAATTTAATCCTTTATTTTTATCTAATACTTCATAAAATTTTCCTAAAATAGCTTCATATTTTAACATATCATTAATGTTTCCAAACCAAATTTCTTCAAAAGTATGATTTTCTACACCATATTTTTTTAAAGAATTATATAATTTAACTTGTTTTTTACAATCTAATGTTTTATATCTTTTCCATCTTTTTTCTAAACTTAATGATGTACTTCCAACATATATTTTATTTGTTGGACTTGTAATCTTATATACAAATCCGCAACTTATATTTAATGTATTTTTCATACACCAATATAACAAATAATAATGAATTATACAAATTATTTTTTATTTAATTTTTCAATTTCATGTATTAATCCTTGTAAATTAAATAAAGCAGCAGATAAATGATCTATTTCAGGTTCTAAATTAGCATTATCATATTTATTAGCTATATATTTTTGAATATGTCTAAATAATGATTTTTCATATTCCTCAATAGGAATACCTTTTTTCCAATTACCCCTACCATATTTCGATTCTTGTGTTTTCATATATTTACAATACCTTTGTAATGCAATCCATGAAATACTTTCTATATAATCTTCTTTATCATTATCTGAATCACGCATTGCTCCTGTTTCAAATACTCTATTTTGGAGTTTACCACTATCAAATTTTAATGTCTCTTTAATTTGTGTTAATTTTTCTTCCAAAGGAATTAATTCTTTTTTATTATCAAGAACCATATTTTTTTATTTTTTGGTTTATTCTATAAATCTCAACATTAACTTGAGATACAGATTTATTTAATCTTTTAGCAATTATACCATTAGAAATTCCTTGTAAATATAAGGAATATAATTTAATAAATTTATCAGTATTAAATATTATATCATAATTTTTAACTTTTTGTTTTAAAAAAACAACATCATCTAAAATTAATTTTTTTTTTACAATAGGTTTAATTTTTGGCTTACTAAATTTATCAGATAATAATTGTCCTTCAATTTTTTTAACAATATTTGGAATAAATGCATATGTTTTATTAAATTTTTTAGCCACTTCTGTTTTAGTATAACCTTTTAAAAAGTATTGTATAGCCAACCTTTCACTAAATTTTAAATTTTTCATATAAAAATTATAATCAGGATGATCTTGTATATCTTCATATATTTTAATATAATCTGCATGTTGAGATTCAAAGTAAACTAAAGATGCTTCAGATTCTTGAAAATAATTAACATATCCATGTATTTTAAAACTAGTATTTGTTATTCTTTTATGAAAAGCCCAAAATGTACAATTTTTCATTATTTGAATAAATTTACCTTCAGTCATCAGATCTTTAGGTTTATTAAAATATTTAGTTTGTACATATAAATAAACATCTTGGTATAGATCATCAGCATCACTAAAATCTCTATTCCAAGTATGTTTATCTTTTTTTTTAGTTAAATTTACACAATATTCATATATAATAGGTTTAAGCTTTAAAAAATCATTTATTGTATAGTTATTTAATGTTGTGTTCATCTATATAATCATCTAATTTTTTTGTAAATTCTAAATCACTTTTACTATCTAATACAATCAACTTAACTAGTTCACAAAATTGTAATTCTGGAATAGTCATCCATATCCTATCTATTTTATTTAAAATAGGAAACATTCTTTCATGATTTTTATTACTAGATTCAATAATTTCTTTAATTCTTTCATTGTGCTCCATAATCTTTTTTTAAATCGTTAATTGTTCTAAATAGTTCATATTCTTTTAAACATGGTTTACTAGATACTTCATCTATTAAATTCACATCTACATTTAAATAATTTGCATAAAGTTTACGTTTGATATTATCTGGATATAAACAATCATGCATATATGGTCTATGGTCTTTAATATTTCGCTCTATACCATAGATATTAAGTATTACACTTTTATAACTATCTGAGGTTTTAGAGTATTTACCATCAATAATCTTTTCAAAATCTTCATGAAAATGATTAGGAATTTTATAATATAACAAATATTCTTCATCATCTTCAATATATTCAATAAAATTTTCATTTAAATTTTGCAATAAAACAAATGTAATAGATTCTTCAGCAAAATCTAGTTTATTTAATATTATTACAATTTGTTTACTAATCACATCCTTAATATAAGTATTTATAAATATTTTAGGATGATATTCTATAATTTTTGCTTCTGAAATGCCTATTAAAGGCATTAAAAATGAAGTTGTTCTAGTTCTAATAATGGAACCTTTTTCTATATAACCAAAGTTATTCAGCCATTCTAAGCGTTTTTGCATAAAGATTAATACTATTTATAAGTTCTGGAGATTTTATATCTTCATAAGAAGATAAAATTTTTAAACACACATAATTTTTATTATATTCTTTCATTCCAAATTCTTTTCCAAAGTATTTTATATATTCATCTAATACTACCTTTTCACAATCGTCAACATTAATATTATTAAATAATTTTTCAACATATTTTTTTCCTTTTTTTGGAATTCCTTTTGTATTATTATGTGTACCTTGAATCATATCTTTCCAAAATTTAAAAAGTTCTTCTTCTTTAGTACATGTAACCCATTCACCTTTTTTCCAATTATAATGTGTTCCTTCTAATCCTAAAAGATCAGAATCAATAGCACATATAAATGAATTTTCAATTTGTAATCTAGCAATATTTACAGCATCATCAACTTCAATATCATTTACTTCTATTGCGCCATGTTTTTTAATAAAATATTGCTTTGTAAATTCCCACATTTTAGGAGAATCTTTATTTCTATCTTGTTTATAGGTAGGATCTACTTCTAATTTTTTAGAAATAGTATTCCTACCCTTAATAAATGCAAGATAATGTGTGGCTTTAGAGTTTTCTAAAATCATCCTAATTAAATTATCACAAGATAATTCAATCTCATCTTCAGATTTATCTATATATAAAAATCTTTTACTACACTCAGTTCTCATTGCATTACCAAATTTATCTAATTGTTTATTTGGATGAAATGCTGTAAAACAAACTGAATCAAGATCTATAATTGCAATATTATTGCTCATAATCTGGTTTTATTTCAGTGTATTTATCTTTAATCATTTTAGATAATTGTTTAGCTTTAAATGTATCAGAAACAGCTTCTTTTATTGAGTTAGCTCTTTTACTAATTTTATCTAAAAACTTTGTGATATCTTCAAGATCTTTATATTCTACTTTTGGCATATTAAAATTGTTTTAATTTGTTAATATAATTACTATCATTAGCATATTTTATTCTAACTAAGAAGTCATAATAATTTTCATTATTTTTTAATCTTTTCATTTGCCAAGCTTTATAATCAATTACTGATTCTTTCCAAGATTTATATTTAATAATATTAGTATCTGATATTTGAAAACCAAATAAAGCATTATATTTTTTAAATTTATTAGAAATAAAATTACCTGTTTCTAGTTTAGCTTGATTATATACAATTTTAGGATGTTTAATTTCTAATAAATTTATAAAGTTAATTAAAGAATCTTCAAATTTTAAATTTTTATTATAACTATTAATTTGTGTAAAATTAGAATTTACTCTAGTTTCATATTTATAAAAATTACCAATTAAAGATAATATTAACATTATACTTGTAATAATATTGACATTTCTAATAAATTTATATTTACTTCTATAATCCATAATATTTTTTTTAATTATTTTTATATTTCCATTTAAATCTTCCACTCGATTTTCTTTTCCCTAAACATACTTGTCCAATATGTCCAGAATTAATTTTTAATACTTCTGCTGCATTTTTAATACTAATCCATTCTTTAATAAAATTATCATTTAAATCAAATTGTAAAATTGGTTTAAAATTATGAGAGTTCATTGTAAGTTTAAATTCACTAATTCTAGTTTTACCTAAAGCATGTTTATTTCCTAAACGAGCTTTTCCCATTTTAATACAAGTTTCTTTTGATAACTTTTTACCTAAATTAATAAATTTTAAATTATCTTTTTGCGCTTGAGTTCTTATAGAATTTTTATTTTTAAAACCTATTCTTAATTTAGTATCATAACTCATTACAGAATAAATATCTCCAAGTTTAGGGAGTCTACAATTCAAATTTTCTTTTTCTAAAACATTAAATCCCCAACCAATCATTGTTTCATATTTTAACATTTCATCAATAGGTACTTTCATGATAATTTCAAATATGTGTGCTTTCCAACCATACTTAAGTAATGAATTGTATAATTTTCTTTGAGATTTACATTTTAATAAATAATAATGATTCCATCTATTTGATATATTAATAGTACTTCCAACATATAATCTTCCTGTAGGACTAGTAATCATATAAATGTAACCAATTTTATTTATTTCCATAATATTTAGCTTTTATAATTGCAATAGATTTATTAACTGTTGTTGAATTATTTGGAGCAAAATAGTCAATATTCCAACCATTAACTGTTAACCAATGTTTAAAGATACGCAATTTTAATAAATATTCATCAGAATAAAGACCTTTTGTTTCTATAATCCAACCTGTTTTGGTGTCTTTATTTAAACAACTAAAATCTGGTTTAATAGTAATGGCTCTTAAGTTATTAGTAACTTCTCCAAATTGATAAACATATTTTGGTTTTTTTTTATCTTTAAATCTAGCATTAATTCCTAATTCTTTAGCTTCATCATATGTCATCATACGTTTATAAAGCTGATAACTGACTCCTGATGCAATAAATTTGGGTTGAAGTTCAAATACATTATCTTCATAGTTAAAATGTGTTATACTAGCTTTTTGTAAGGCCTGATAACACATTTTTTCTAATCCAGATCTTAACTGAACCCCATCATGAATAGTAGGAATCCCATGAGGAACTGCTTTTTTCTTAGGTTTAGAACTAGTTTTAAAATTTTTTTTAACAGGAGCCCGTTGTATTTTCATTTCTTTCTCTTAAAATTGCTGTTGTCCAAGTATCTAAGTTTTTAATATATTTAAAACCCATACCTGGATAATCTATTTTTCTATCTATTAAAATACCTACAACAGGTGTAGGATCTAATGTAGTAATAATAACTTGATCTCCATCAAAATGAATATTTGTATTTAAAGTGATAATTCCCACTTTAGTAGTATCATTTAAACACATAACTACTCTATCTGTAGGAATATCAAATTGACTAGCAATAGCGTTAATATAAATTAAACTTGAATTGGTTGTAATAATCCATAATTCATATTCAAACCCCTTACTAGAGTAATCATTTTCTTTAGTAGCTTTGATTAATTGTCTAAAGTCCTCATGATTCCAAATATCTGTAGGCTCAAAACTTACTTTAATTTTTTCCATAATTTATTTATCTTTAATGTTAAAATAATACAGTAAACTTAAAAAGATACCCATAGGTAAAGTAAATAGTAAAATTAAAAGTCTATCTTCTGGATTCCAGTAAAATATATTAAAAGTTAGTTTATAAAAACTAAAACTAATATAAAATATTGCAAACCATGCAAAAAATACTATTATACTTTTAATTAATTTCATTTTCATCTTTTTTAATATCTGATTCTTCTAATCTAACTTCTGTAGTTTCTTCTTTACTCCAAGATTCTCTAGTTACTAAATACCCTAAAGAATTAATAAATTTTGATCCATTTGTTATATACATATCATCATTTATAACATTGTGTAGTAATGTCCATATATTATTTAATGGTACATCTTTTAGTTGGTGTATATCTAAAAATAAAAAACCATCGCAAGGAGTATCTGATTCTATTGTATTTTTTATTGGAGAATATTTATCACAAAATTGTGTCCAATTAATTTTTACCATATTCTTTTATATATATAAATATTTGACATAATCCTACAACAGTACAAAGTATTCCCGCAATCAGATTTATATATTTTATAAATGTATAATTAGGAACATATCGCCATAATATTAAATTTATTATTCCTAAAATTAAGTTTGTCATAACAGTTTCTTTTTAATTAATTTTTTAGCTTTTTCCATTTAAAGCCTTTATAAATATTATCCTTATTAGTTCGTATAGCTGTAGATAAATGTTGTTTATTAATTCCTAATTCTTTTTCAATGTCTGAAACTCCTTTCCATCTTTTTATAAAATTACCATTTAAATCATATTGATATAAAACTTTACTACTATCAGGTAAAAAGAAATTTAATTTTTCTAAACCCCATATAAACCCATTATAATAATGTGATTTACTTTTAGTAGCAAAAGATATATTTCCAGGAGGACAATTATTATCTCTAGCTGCATCTGACATACTATTATATGAATTAATATACTCACCATATAAAGAATATTTATAAACAGGAATAGATCTATGATGATCTTTACCAAACTTACCTTTACATGAATGATTTAAAGATTTTTTCAAATTAGATTCTTTACTATGAATTTTACCAGAATTTTTACCTTTATTACCAATAGATATTTTTAATTTAGCTTCTTTAGAATGTTTTAAATTTCTAAAAGAAGCTCTACCAGTAGATGTCATATTTAATCCAATCTTTTTATTTGTATAATAAAAAGAATTATAAAATTTAATATAATAAGTTTCTAATTCATCTATTTTAGATTCATTTGTTTCTTGTAAAATTTCAGATTTAAAATTATCCCAACCATATTCTTTTAAACAATTATATAATAATAATTGACTTTTACATTGTAGGGTTTTATATTTATGGAATCTTTTATAAATAGAATAAGTTTGTCCAATATATATTTGTCCTGTAATAGTATTAGTTAATTTATAAATATAATATGTTCTAGATATTTTCATGTAATTTTTGTAATATTCTTTTAGTTTTTTCTTTACCTATTTTTTTATGAAGATCGCTGATGTCTTTACAACCAGTGCTTTCAGGTATAAAGATAGGTAAAATATTATATTTATCCAAAAGTTTTTGAGCACCATTTCTACCAGCTTCATCGTTATCATATAATGAAATTATTGTAGTAAATCTTTTAGATAATTCTTCATAACTTTTTTTAGACAAGTCATTTGTTTCTGCTTGTACTGCTACAGAATCATATTTCATTTCATATAAACACAAAACATCTTTAAGTGACTTTGTAAGTATTAATAAATCTCCTGTGTTGGGAAGTTGATCATATCCTTGTAAACAATCACTACCTACATTACTTAACCATTTACCTTCTTTAGTGATTGAATAAGGGTTATAGATTTTAAGATATTCTGTATCATTTTTAAAGAATTTATAAGAATATAAAGGATTACTATTTTTATACTCAAATACATAGTGTTTATCTCCCTTATTTAAATAAACATGACTACAAGCCTTAACATTAAAAAATTGTAATGTTTGTAAAGATATACCAAATTGCATCCAGTATTCATAATCTATTAAACTAAATGGTTTAACAATTACTTGAATATTGGATTTAGCTTTAATTAGTTTAGGTGCATCATTGCTCAATAATAATTGAGGTGTTACATTTAAATTAGTTTTTTTTAATCCAAAATCAGTAGCAATGATATTACAAGTTTCATGATAATTAGATCCATACTTTTTACTTACATAATCAAATGCTAAAAAATAATCACCATTACCATAATCTTTATAATAAGGTATTCCGTTAGCACTAATTTGTATTCTACAACTAGGATTTGAATCATTATAAAACTCTGATTTAAAACTAGAATCTGATGATTTATAGTTAATGCAATATCTTTCTAAAATCTGTAATTCTGTAATATATTTAAGTATTTCATCTTTTGTTATTTGTAAACTAGCATTATCAAAATTGAACATAGTTTATAATTTATACTTTTCATATTTTGAAATATGATTTTGTAATTGATAATACATTTGTTTAATAACCCTTCCAATTTGATATTCATCCATATACACTAATCCCTCCATTGTTAATTGAGATTCAATCTTAAAATATTGAGGGGGTAATTCTTTTTCTGCAATACCAAATAATCCTGTTTTAATTTTACGAACACCACAATCATACATTCTTAAAAATCCATCAATCTTTATTTCACATACTCTTCTTTTTGCAATTTCTAGTTCAAATGGGTCATTAATAGGATTTATTTCTATATTCATATTATATTTCTTTTAATATTAATTGATATTTTTTACCATTTTTAAGTTCAACAACATCATGTTTAATATCTTTAACTTCTTTATAAATATCAAAAATACTAATATTTAAACTATTTGCTATAGCTAGTCTTAAACTACAATTAGCCATACTATTCATTTTCCAACTATTCATAATTTAATTTTTTATAAAGTAATAATAAGGATAAACTTGTCTTCTTTAATTTATCTACACGCCTACCTTCCTATTTTCATAGGTTTAGGTCGGCTGGGTTCAAACCATATTTAACGATAACTTATTATTACTTAATTATTAAAATGTAACTGAGTCAGTAGCAGGACTACTAAATGTAGAATCTGTTGGTGCTGGATCAATAGCTAACTTTTTAATATTTTTTTCAATACTAAAATATAATTTACTATTAGATTCTAATACTGTTTTTGATTCACAAAATACACCTGGACTGAAAGATGATGCTACATACTTAGTTCCTTTTTGAGAAATCTTTTCTTCACCTATTACTTTTAATCTAAATTCTTTACCTACTAAAAGTACAGCTAATTTACTAGCTAGTTCTTCAGCAGATTTAACATTAGGCATTTTTGTTTTAGAAGTAACTTCATCTAAAGAATATGTAGCTGCAACTAAAGAAAGAATTGCATTTTTAGATATATCCCAAGCAGATTTTTGTTTACCAGGATTAACAACAGTGCTTATATAGTATTGCTGTTTAAGTTCTGCTCCTGTACTATCTTCTACTGTAAATTCTAAATAAGGAGATTGTTTTTGAGTACTAAGACCATTTGTAATAGATACTATTTTTACAATATGAATACCTGGTTTAATTGTTTCTTTAAAATTGCTTTTAGATACTTCTGCGTTATCAAAATTGAACATAATTTATATTTTTAATTGTTAATGATTTAATTTATAAGAGATATTATTCTCCTAATTGATATTTTGTAATTTTATCCAAAATTAATTTATAGTCATTTGGTTCAAATTTATCTAAACATCCTTCTGGAGATTTAGCTAATCTAGTTCCATCACTATTTGTCAAAAATGAATAATCCATTTTTCCATTTATTTCTTTCACATCAGTGTGAAGAACATATGTAAAGTATGAAGGTATTTTAATTTGTGTATCCATTAATTTACCAGCAGTTTGTAGAGTAATAATACTATTACCATGTACATCTGTACCTCTTTCAGTATGTCCAATCACTATCACATTTAAATCATCACGTAATGTTTCTTCTATTTTAATCAATCCTTGAAATACATCAATTGCTAAATCTGTCCATTTATTGTATCCGGTAATTTTAGCATCTGACATAACTCTATTTGTGACAAAATGTGTGAACAGTTTGTTATCTATAAGGCTCTTTATCCTTATATTCTGCAATTTAGTCTATTTATATTTGCAGCTCAGACTATCTCATCATCTAATTTTAGATGTTCTTATTTCGTGGTAGATTCAGATAGGTTACTTATCTACTAGTCGTTGAACCTTTCTAGCTACTATTATACCATTCACTAGCTTGGTAACTGATTATCTTATATAAAGACTTTCCAGTTTTAAAAGAATTTAATGAGGACTTACACAATTAATTTATATTGCATATTCACAACAGAATATTTTTGTAGTATTTTAGTTATAATTTCTGTAGATTGTCTACTAAAATACAAAACACTATTTTGATGTACTGTTGATTTAATATTAAATTTTTCATAAAGAAAGTTAGAAAATTCTAATACATTATTCCTATCAAAACAATAAGACGATAATTTATAATTTAAATTATCTTTACACCCATCATCATAAATTAAAAGAGCTAAACTTAACTCAGAAAATTTATCTTTAATGAAATCCATTGGTATTATCTTTTTGTTATTTGGATAAAATATTTTTCTATATTTTAATAATGAAGGAATGTTATAACTATAAGATCCATACACTAAAACACCTTCTTCTGAAGTAAATTCAGATTTTAAAAGATGAATTTTAGATTTACTCATAAGATTTTTAAAAATATTTACTTTATAATTAAAGTATTCTTTTTGTTTTTCTGTATGAGAAAATTGAAATGATGGGTATTTTGATAGTTTTGTTTTAAACACTAAAGTTGAATCTCCTAATAATGTACCAATAAATGCTTCTTCTTGAATATCTGTCATATAAACATTTTGATGTTTAGAGTTAACTGGAAGATTTAATTTATTTCTTATTCGACCAACTTTAAAATAAGGAATATTTAAAAGTATTGAAATTTCCTTATCTGTTTTTCCTTCTTTATTTAATTCTTTAATTTTATTTTCCATATTTATATATTTGAGTTATTAACTCATTAAATATACAGATAATTTTAATATTATGCAAATTTATTTTAATAATATTTTTTAATCCTCAACAATAATTGTTTTAAATTTTGCACCATTATTTGCACTAATAAGGATAGTTTTTAATTCTGGAAATGTAGAACAATTTACCACATTTCCTTTTTCTTTACTATATTTTACAGCACCACCTTTAAAAGGAAGTTCTTTTCTATTAGGTTTAACTAATAATGTTGTATTTTCATCTAAATTTAAAATAGCTCTTGATTTTCCTGTACCAGGTTCACCGATAGTCAATATAATTCTTCCCATTTTATTTATTTAAGTATGCTTGATAATCCTCTAAAGTCATTTCTTTAGGTAATTCTTCAAAATATCCAGCTTCAGGTTTAGTATATAATCCAATAGATATATTATCTGCACCTAATCTGTTTTTGATTGCTTTAAGTAATCTATATTTTCCACGTAAATTACCAGAAAATCCTTCAACATTAATATTATAATTCAAACTTGTTTCCAGTTGCATTTTATAAGGATTTAATAATCCTAATACTACATCTGCATCTATATATAAGTTACCTGAATCACGGAAGTCATTTTGTTCTGGAGAAAGATCTACACCCCTATATTTAACACGTTCTATATTAGATAAACTTTGATTAAACTGTTGTACTATAAAAAATGTCATACTAAACATATTTCTACAAGCAACAATATATTCGGACATTTTATCCATATTTTGTTTAAGTGTAAATCCTCTTTCAAATTTTAATAAACTAGCATGATCCAATACTACAATATTATATTCTTCTTTATTATTAGCTGTCCAACTAATAATTCTATCTTTACTATTTCCATCTTCATCAGTATATGGTTCAGTAATAAATGTACCTTTAGCTGACATTGTTTTCCACCATTCAGAATAAAGTCCAGTAGGATTAGTTGGAATCCAATGCCATTTTATTTGTGCAAATATTTCTTCTAATTCAGGTAATTCAGAATCTACAATTTCTTGTTCTTCTGAATTCATTCTAAGTTTACCCATACCTTTAATAAGTTGTGGAGATATAACTCTATTATATTTATTATATATTATAATAGATAACCAATTAGCTTTTTTACTTATTTCATCAATTTCCCATGAATAATAGGTAACATTAATAGGAATTTTTTTTTCTCTAGCATCTTGAATTCCATTTAATATTATAAAATCACATAGTGTCGTTTTACTAGATCCCGAAAGGCCCCCAATTAATGTATAACAACTTCTTTGTGTATTATAAATATAATCATTAATTCTATTAAAACCATTAGCTAATCCTTCATATTCACCTGCAAGACCTTTTGCAATTCTATCTTTAAATTGCGTCATAATTTCTAGTTTCTTTAGGTAAGTTTTGAATATTGCTAACATCTTCTAAATATTGTTCCCAAGTTCTTTGAGATAAAAATGTAGATAAAAGTTGCATAAATTCTTGTTTATTATCTTTAAGATGATCCCTATAGTATTTTTGTATACATAATAATATTTTTTGATGTAAAGTAACATTTAACGAAAAGGATACTTTATTTATTATAGTTGATTTATATAATTTTTTACATCTATTCAAATCATTATGTAGAGGTCTAGTACCACCAGTAATTCTCTTAACTGATTTTGGATAAGTAGACAGCAGTTCTTTAAATAATATTTCAAATTCATCATTATTTGCAATATTAAATAAATTTTTAGCCTGTTCTGTTACTTTAATATCATTAAAAAGAATATTTATCTCATCTTTTAAGATAATAAACCCAGAATTTCTTAATCTTTGAAATATTAATGTTTCTATTCTACCACAATGGGTAATATATTTCATTAATGTTTCTTCATCATTGTGAACTAAACAAAATAATACAAAATAATCTTCAATTTTAAGTTTATTAGTATAAATTTTCATTAAGTCTACACTAATTATTTCAATCATAAATACATTATTTTAGTTTGATCAAAACGCTCTAAAGCATTTTTGACCCATTGTTCATCAATTGTATCTTTATAACATAAGATATGTATAGTACTACAATCATCAGGATTTAATCTAAGGAATCTAAAAATCTTTTGGGTTGCTTTTCTTTCATTACCATAAGAGTGCATTATTATTCCATATTTAAGATTTGTTATATTAATTCCTTCATTTAATTGTTCTACTGCACATAATTTTAATAATTTACCTTGTTTAAAAGACTCTAAATTTGATTCGGAAAACTTATTATTTGAATGATAAGTTGTTGCACAAATTCTAGCTGATTGCTCTTGAGTACTTGCAAAACAAAGACATTTATTAAATTCTCCTATATTATTAAGAAGTTGTTTAGCTTTTAATTCTTTTGATAAAAATCCTTGCATAGCCTTCATGCGTTGTATAGCTGCTATTTGTTTCATTTTACCATGTGAATTATCAACTCTTCCAGTCCAATAATTATAAATAGCCAATTCACTAGTATTCCATGTAGCATTAGGTTTAATTATTTTAATATTTTTTACCCTATCTAATTCAATTAAGTGAATAACTAGCTTATAATCATTTAATATAAAGTCATCTATTGCTTCATCTGTACTATAGGAATATACTACAGGACAATATTTATCCACCATAAACCATTTTTCTGATTTCTCATTAACTGGTGGTGTTCCTGTAAGTCCTATAATTTTACCTTTAA